TTATCTATTGGATCTTCACGGACAACAGTCCACGAAGCTAATAGGTTTTTGGAATAAGGGGAGGTAATCCCTCCCCTTTCCATTAGATGTGTGTATAATGTTTTGTTTTTGAAATACGACTAATACAAATAATACGAAAAATACGACTAATATAGGAGATATAAATATGAGTTTTGCAACTCTAAAAGAAAGCTCTGGCAAATTTGACCAGTTACAGACTGAGCTTGAAAAAATAAACAAACCTGTGACTTCATCCTTTAGTGATGATCGGTTCTGGAAACCAGAACTGGATAAATCTGGTAACGGTTATGCAGTTATCAGATTCCTACCGCAACCAGAAAATGAATCACTACCATGGGTCCGTATGTGGAACCATGCATTTAGTGGTCCAGGCGGTTGGTATATTGAGAATAGTTTGACAACTATTGGTAAGACTGATCCTGTTTCAGAGTACAACACTGAACTATGGAATAGTGGTCATGAATCTGATAAGGATACTGCTCGCAAGCAGAAACGAATTCTTAAATATTATGCTAACATTTATGTTGTTAGTGATCCGAAACATCCTGAGCATGAAGGTCAGGTCCGGTTGTTTAAGTTTGGTAAGAAAATCTTTGATAAGATTACTGAAGCGATGAACCCAGCGTTCGATGATGAAACAGCACTTAATCCTTTTGATCTTTGGAAGGGTGCAAATTTTAAGTTGAAGATTCGTAAGGTAGATGGTTTTTGGAATTACGATAAGTCTGAGTTTGCTTTAACTAAACCGTTGTTAGAAGATGATGATGAACTTGAAAAGGTTTGGAAGAAAGAATATAGTCTTGAGACTTTTTCTTCTCCTGAACAGTTCAAGGATTATAATGAGTTGAAGGATAAGCTCAATAAAGTTCTTACGGGAACTGGTGCTGGCAAAACTACAGCTGAAGTCTATACGATGAAAGCTGAGCAACCACAGCCAGATAATGTGAGACCTTTTGATCTTAAAACTGAGGCTGATCAAATTCCAACAACAAAAAGTGAATCTGATAATGATGAAACACTTTCTTATTTTGCAAAATTGGCTGATGAGGATTAATTACATCTCATTAAATTGACAGAGGGGTCCTTCGGGGCCCCTTTTTTTATATAAATAGTTATATGAAAAATTATCTTGCTGTATTTTTTATATCGTTATTCTTGGTAACTGGACCATTAACGGCTACAACCTTGAAGCGTCAAGGCCTTGAGGCCTCTGGATCTATTACTACGGTACCTGTTCAAGGTGAGTATTATAGAACATTAGAACAGGTGAGAGATGCTACAGTTCTTGTAGCTGGTACGGGTGGGTTTGGTTCTGGTGTAGTTATTTCACCAAAAGGATTAATATTAACCAACTATCATGTCATACATAATGTAAAAATAGAAGATATAAAAATCTGGTTATATAGTGCAGATGAACTGGGGTATTATAAAGTAAACTTAATTGGTATAGATCCGTTTGCAGATATTGCCGTGCTACATATTAATAATATGCCAGAACACAAGATGCCTATGACGTATCTAGAGTTGGAAAAAGATAAAAATAATTATAGTTTAGCTCAAGAAGTTTGGGCTATAGGACATCCTTTAGGTATGCAATGGTCAGTAACTAGAGGTGTGATTAATAGTTTCGAGCGGGCAAGTTTTATTACAGCATACGTTAGACTAGTACAGCACACAGCTCTTATACAAAAAGGTAATTCTGGTGGACCTTTAGTAGATGAAGATGGTAAAGTTGTTGGGGTAAATACTTACGTCACTAAACCAAAAGATGCTCTTGGGTTTGGTTATGCTACTAGGTCAGATGATGTATTTTTTGCTGTATCGCAGATACTTCTATATGGTAAAGTATTACGTCCTGCAATGAGTATACAATCCATGCCCTTAAATGAGTTTACACTTGTAGCTATAAAGAAACGATATGGTGCTGATGTTAAAATGCCTTCTGGAATTTATGGTTCGGTAGTTTTTGGTTTGATTGATAAGGATACTGGTGAAGTTAAAAGTTCCTGGGCTATAGACCAGGGGTTAAGAGACCTTGATGTGATTATATCTTTTGCTGATACTATAATAAACTCTAATGAAGATTTACATAATGCTATAAGAGATCATAAGCCAGGCGATATTATACGCTTGATGTTGATTCGTGAAGGACAATTTATGTATTTAGATTATGAATTAACCAAATTAGATTTTACTGCTTATGTAAAATATTACGATGCTCGTAACGAGGATATAGAAAAAGAGGGTAAACCGGAACTACCAGAAGAAGAACTTCCATTAGAGGAAGAAAAAGAGATTGATCCTACCGAGTAATTATTTTGCAACTAGAGACTTAAATGTACTTTGTATCGCAGGTAAAAATTCCTTCATAGGAAGTTTAATTTGTTTCTTTGCATTCTGTAGTTGTTCTTCATGTTCATAATTAGTTATTTCTATAGCTGGGTGAACATATTTTTTAAGCTTTACAATTCGTGTTTGTGTACCTGACGATTGTGGTAACTCCCAATGATGTGTTGCATTAGGTTCGGAATACTTATCGTTTACATATGCCACAAGTTCTCGTTGTGATCTAGGCCACTCAGCGTGAACATTCAATATATTATTAAATAGTAGTATGACCCAATTCAAATTCGGATCACCATACTCTCGGTAAGCTATCTCCTCAGGGGTTTCTCCATCTTGTATATCATATACCGAAAATAATGATCGGTTCGATACCATAGATTTGTTGAAGCTAACTCTACGCAAAATATCTTTAATAGTTTTTGTATTTTTAGAACCAGTAGGATCGTAAGTTGTTGTTGGAAATTGTTCAAAGTATGCCATAAGTATTTCTCTATCTGCTCATCGCAGCTTCTCTAGAACCTCTCGAAGCAGTGTCTAGCATTTCTTGATAGTCATCTTCAACCAGTATTCTCAATTCTTTAAACGCCAATGTAATATCTACTTGTGTTGGACGTCCACCATCTTTAAATGTTGCAAATTTCTCTCCACCATACTTAACATCTAAACTCGTTAAAGCTGCAGCAGCCAAAGAGAATAATCCGTTGTTGGGCATAAACTCTATTTCCCATACTGCTGGCACTTCATACAGTCGCATTATTTGATTTTTACCAACCAAATTTGGAGATGATGTCAATAAGAATGTGTTTATTATTTGATCTATCGCCCAAGAATCCATAGCATTTTTAGGTCTCAATTGAAATGCAAAACTATGATCTCTATATGATGGTCCCGAATATGAAACAACCGACTGTTGTGCTGATTTATGTGTAAACGCAGCTACCCCTAGTTTACTCAGCACTGATGCTCCAAACCCGGCCATAGCTGCATCAGCACCTACACCACCAGTAGTTTCTGTACCACCTGGTGTCGATGATTTTCCTGCGGGATGATCTGGATGACTCTGTATAGCAGGCTCTGCCCCTCTTACCTTTGATAAGAATGCTGTCATTCCAGATTGTAATGCATTCATTTCTTGTTCATCCCAACCTTGTTTGTATGATGTACTAACTCCTTCTGGAGGTATGGGAAGATATATTGAATCTAAAGCAGGACCTAAATCTAGTTCTAATACATTAGTTCCAGAAGTCATTTTTCTGGATGTAAATCGCATCAATGGTTGATTATCATCGCCACCAGTGTAATCAGAAGGAAAGTTATAAGAAGCCATTCAAAAGTTCTCAGTTATTGTTATAAGTATTTATATGGATAAAAAGCGAAAATACTATAAAGGTAAATTTAGACCAGATAGTCCTGAGAAGTATAAAGGTAACCCACGGAACATTATATATCGTTCTATGTGGGAACGTCGATTTATGATTTACTGTGACCGTAATGAAAACATTATCGAATGGGGTAGTGAGGAATTTATAGTTCCTTACAAATCTCCTTTAGATGGTAAGGTTCATAGATATTTTCCAGACTTCTATGTTAGGGTCAAACAACATGATCACACTACTAAAAAATTTCTGATAGAAATTAAACCTCAAAATCAAACTAAACCTCCCTTGGCCAATCCAAAGAGAAAGACCAAATCATGGTATTATGCAGTTAGAGAATGGGGTAAGAATCAAGCCAAGTGGGAAGCAGCTTCTATCTATAGTGCTAATCGAGATATGGAATTTAAAGTACTAACGGAACATGATTTAGGACTGAATAATCCATATAAATAGTACAGAATGGCAAAGACCCTAGATCAATACTTAACGGAGATTACTACACTGGCTGGTGGTGAAGAACGGTCAGTGAATTGGTATAGAGATCAAGTTAGGCAATTAGTTCCAAGACGATTTGCTGATAGTGCATTAACACAATTTATTAGAAAGGGAGAACAGGATAGAAAAAGTATGAAACCCATATATGGTACTATGAATTTTTATTATTATGAACCTAAACATGGGGAGAAAGGAACAGATAAATTACCTTATTATGATGTGTTTCCTTTAGTAATTCCTATAAAGAGATTAAGTGGTGGATTTCTAGGGATTAACTTTCATTATCTATCAATACCTTTGCGAATAAAATTATTAGAACGTATAGAGCCAATGGCTAAAGAAGGTAGAATGATGGGATGGGGTAGAGTCGCAAGACTCAAGTTAGTTAAACCGTGTATTAAACGATACATTACTGGACGAGTTGGATCACGATTCTTAAAAATAGATAAAGAAGATTTTCTATTAGCCTCTCTACTACCAGTACAAAGTTTTAAGAAAGAAACATGGAGAACAGTCCATAGACGATCAAGGAGTTCAATATACTAATGGCACATCAAGTAAACATAGGCAGTGCCCAGATAACACCCCGAGGCTCTGGTCGACCTCAGGAATCGGATGTAGGTAGGGTAGCTTCATCAGGTGGCATTAATGCTTTTTTATCTGATGTTATACGTCCTGGCCGTTATGTACACAAACATACCTATCAAATATTAATCAATGCACCCAGAGGGATGTCTAAGAAGACTTCATGGGATCTATCTCACCGATGTGAGTCTATAACCTTACCCGGTACTAATGTAGAAACAAGTCCGGACACCATACGCAAAGGACCTTCTAGAGAACATGCTTTTAATATGAACTTTGGACCTGTTTCTGGTACGTTTCTTTGCGATAAAGATTTAAAAGAAAGAACCTTTTTCCATGAGTGGCAGCGATTATGTGTAGCCGATAAAGCTGATGGTTGGGGAGTAGGATATTTTGATTCGTATGCTACTGATATGGAAATTATACAGTTTGATTTAGCGGGGGATAAACAATACCATTGTAAATTATTTGATTGTTTTCCAAAATCAATAGGACCCGAAACTTTAACCTTAGCAGATACAGAATTAATGAGAATTTCAGTTGAATTCGTGTTCCACAGATGGGAACAGATATAACATATAATATGGAGATGATAAAATTATGGCATTACCTACAATTAATGCACCAACATTTGAGTTGGAAATTCCTTCAACAAAGGAAAAAATAACCTATAGGCCTTTTTTAGTAAAGGAAGAGAAACTGCTACTGTTAGCAATGGAGACAGAAAAAGAAGAAGATATGATGCGGGCTGTTAAACAGATTATTTTTAACTGCACATTTGAAAAACTAATCGTAAATGATTTAGCTCTATTTGATTTAGAGTTTGTGTTTTTAAGAATTAGATCAAAGTCTGTTGGGGAAGTTATTAGTCTTAAACTACTTTGTGAAGATGATGGAGAAACTTATGCTGATGTTGAAATAAATCTGGATGATGTTGGAATTGATTATCCAGAAGGACACACTAACAAAATTGAGTTAGATGAAAATGTTGGTATGCTGATGAAATATCCACAATTTGATGATGCGATTAGTATGACTTCAGACTCAGATACAGAAAATATATTTAATATGATTAAGCGATCTATCAAACAGATTTATGATGGGGATACTTTACATGAACGTACAGATTTTAATGAAAAAGAATTAGATACATTTTTAGAAAGTTTAACAGCGCAACATTTTGTAAAAATGCAGGCGTTCTTTGAGACTATGCCTAGAGTACGACATGAAGTTAAATTTAAGAATCCTAAAACAAAGAAAAATAACACTGTTACTTTGGAGGGACTCAACGCTTTTTTCGTCTAGCCCTTTCGCACAATAATCTAGAAAACTATATGCGAACTAACTTTTCATTAATGCAACATCATAAATATAGTTTGAACGATATAGAAAATTTGATACCGTGGGAGAGGGAAGTATACTTAACATTTTTGCTACAACACATAGAAGAAGAAAACGATAAACAGAAACAAAATGGCTGATGACGACAAAAAAGAAGCACAAGTATTAGTAAGAGAGAAAACCTATGAGGTTGACAAGAGAGATTTTTTACATATTCAAGATGTAAAGCCCTCTTGGTATAATACGACTGCTGGGTTTATGGATACATTGAGGTTGATCCCTCGATTGTTGATGATTTGTTATGGTTATATTTTCTGGATGTCAACACAATGGTTCATGGCTTTACCAGATCCAACTAATGCACAGGCCGCATTTATATCTACAATAGTAGGTGCGGGTGCTGCATGGTTTGGTCTGTATGTAGGCAGTGGACATAAACCGAGTAAAAAGTAAATGTCAGATAAAGATGATAAAAAGACCGCAGAAGAAGCAGCGAAACAGACTGCTTTGCTTCAGAAGATGGCAGATATTTCTAAGGCACAATCAGCCGATCTTTCTGAAAATAAAAAATCAGCTCAAGAAGAATTAAAACTTGCTAAATCGTCAATAAAACTTGAAACTAAAAACGCAGGTGCGCTATCAAAATTATTAGGGTTCATAGGGGGATCTGGCTCAAAAGATAAAGAAGAAAAAAATGAGGAAGGTAGATTTCGTAAAAGTATGTTAGGTGCGATAAAGGGTATGGGTAGTGGAATTGCCGGTATGGGTAAGAAGATAGG